TGTTATGAAAGCGTTTTCTACTTATAATCCACCACATAGTTATCTTGCGGCTAGTACAGCTTTAGCTTTTGGTATGGCACAAGTATCACAAATACGTTCACAGAAATTTACAGCTAGACGACAAGGTGGTTTAGTTTCTAAAAATAAACCTTATATGGTTGGAGAAGGTGGAGCCGAAACCTTTATACCTAATAGTGCAGGATATATTGCACCAGGAGTAGGTGGAAAAAATGTTAATGTTAATTTTACTATTAATGCAGTTGATACTGCTGGATTCCAACAATTATTGGCTAATGAAAGAGGTATGATAATCGGAATGATTAATAGTGCCGTAAATGATAAAGGACAAAGTAATTTAATATAATGAGTGGACAATTACCAACATCACCAGTTTTTAATGCTATGAATTTTAGTAGTGAAGTAAATACTTTATTAAGTATTTCTGATAGTGGTCGTAGATTTGCTAGACAAATTGATAATCAGCGTTGGAAATTTACTTGTAAATATACATATTTAACTAGAGCAGAATTTGCACCTATACTTGCTTTCATAACTAAACAAAAAGGACAAAAAGAAACATTTACGATTATACCACCTAAAATTAAAGATGCGTTAGGATCAGAAACAACATCAATAGCAGTTAATGGTTCTCACACAGCAGGAGATAGTACAATAGCGATTGATGGATTTAACGCTGATTCAGCAGGTTCACTAAAGGCAGGAGATTTTATAAAATTTGCGAATCATACAAAAGTTTATATGGTGGTTTCTGATGTTACTCCAAGTTCTAATGCGGCTACTGTAACTATTGAACCACCAATTATTGAAGCATTAGCAAATGATGAAGCTGTAACGTATGATGATGTTCCTTTTACAGTTTATTTAACAAGCAATGTTCAACAATACAGTTTAGGCGTTTCTGCGTCTAACTTATCATCAACTAATGATTTATATAATTATGAATTTGATGTTTGCGAGGCGTTTTAATGGCAGATAAATTAATGACATTATTAGTTGGACTATTAATAGCTTTAGGTGGTTGGTCATTATCTCGTACTTTTGAACTATCTACTATTCAAGCAGTTCACGAAGATAAAGTTGATAAATTAGAACGACAGGTTTTAAAATTAGAAGATCAAGTAGATAAAATGATGGATTCAGATGAGGATATTATGGATCAACATAAACGATTATTTAAAATTTTAGAAAAAGGAGATACTCCAACAGGGAGTTATAATTATAACTAATGCCTAAACCTTTAAAAATATCAGAAGAAGCGGCAGTTCAAATGCCAATGAAAACAGTTTTATCATTGATTACAATGGTAGCTATTGGTACTTGGGCCTACTTTGGTATTATTGAAACTCAAAATAAAATTTCAACGACATTAGAATTAATGGAAAAAGATTTAACTGAAAATACAGAATTTAGAATCAAATGGCCACGAGGTCAATTAGGTTCTTTACCTGCGGATTCTGAACAATTTATGATGATTGAGGATTTGTATAAAACTACTGATAAATTAAATAAGCATATTGAGTCTATGGCATTAAACAAAGTGAACATTGAGTTTTTAAGAAAACAAATGGACAAAGTTTTAAATGATATTGAAAAACTAAAAGATCAAAATAGAGAAATGAAATATACAAATGGGAGTACACACTAAATGGAAACAGTAGTAGCTTTATTAATGTTTGTAAATTTTGAGATTAAGGAGCATAGAATCCAAGACTCAATGGGAATGTGTTTACGTGGAAAGCGTGAGGCAGAACGTCAGTACAGCGAAACAGTAACTTATAAATGTATTAAAACTGAAGCTGAAGTAGAGATTAATAAAGATGGCTCAAAATCAATTAAGAAAATTGTTTTAAAATAAAATATGATGAATGATAAAATTATTACTGCATTGTTGGCTATTCTCATCGCACTTGGGGGTTGGACGCTATCAAGAACGTTCAGCTTGTCGCAAGATATGGTTCTTATTAAAGAAAAAGTTTCCAATATTGAAGATACTATTAAGAAGATTAAAAAAAAACCAAAGAAAAAAAAGAATAAGAAAAAGGAATGATAAATGAAATATTTAATTGTGTTTTTAGTTTTATTAATTGGTGGATTAACAGCTTGTACTTTTGAAAATACAAAACAATCTGTTGGTGTTACTACTAATCCATTTAGTACAAAAATGGAAGAAAAGACTAAATTTAATTGGAAAATAACTTGGGGTAAAATAAGACCAAAGGAAGATGATGACGATTAATGACTAGAGGATTAACAACAGCAGTAAAAAACGCATTAGCAGGAACACCTAGCTTTTGTCATTTAGTTTATTTAGGTTTTTCAACACCTGTCAGAAAAACAGATAATGCTTTTGATTTAACAAGTAGCATAGAAGGATCATCAAATACTTATAATGCAGATGGAACTTTAATAGGAATAGGTAATGTTCCTGAATCAAATGCACCTATTAAAAATAGTATTGATATTATGTTTAGTGGTGTAGACCAATCTTTAATTTCCACTTGTTTAAATAACGATGTACTAGGAACTGATTGTAAAATATGGCGTGGAGTTATAAGTAGTGGTGCTTTAATTGCTGATCCTTTTTTATTATTTCACGGAAATTTAGCTGATTTTGCTATTGATGATAATGGAAGTAATGCAAGTTTAGGTTTTACTATAACGAATCATTTTGGAAACTTTGAAAAAGTAAATGGTAGAACAACATCAGATACTTCTCAACAAAGATATTTTTTAAATGATAAAGGTATGGAATTTTCAGCTTTAAATGTAAGAGATATAAAATGGGGCAGAGCATAATTAATTTATATAAACAATTTGATAAATATAAATATGTTTCTAATGATACTATTTATTATAAAATATTACCTAGTTTAAGATTGAATCAATATAAAACAGATCATAAAACTTATTTTTATAATTGGGCATATTTGAATGATAAAGCTGAAAAAGAATATATAGATACAGGTCATATACAATGTTTTAATTGGAAGTCAGGAAATAAATTATGGTTATATGATATTCTTATTAATAAAAACGCATTTAAAGTTATGCGAGATTTAATTCAGCATTTTAAACAAGAATTAAAAGTTGGCGATTGTATTAATTGGTTAAGACTTGATGATGAAGATTATGTATATCGAGTAGCAAAAAAATATAAAAGGAGTTATCACTAATGGGTGGAGCATCAAAAGCAGTAACAAGTGTAGTTAAAACTGTTTCAAGAGTAAGTAAATTTTTTGGACAATATTCAGGTTGGATTTCAGCAATTCAAATTGGAATGATGGTTATATCTTGGTTAAGAAAACCAGATACTCCTGATACTCCAACGATGGAACTTCAAGCTGAACAAAATGCAAAAGGAGTTTTATTAAATAAAATTTCTGCTAATTCACCTATTCCTGTTGTTTATGGAAAGCGTAAAGTAGGTGGTAATATGGTTTTTTGTGAAACTTCTGGAACCGATAATGAATATCTTTATATGATATTTACTTTAGCCGAAGGTCAATGTGAATCTTGCGAAAAAATTTATATTGATGATAAAGAAGTTACTTGGTCAGGTGCTTTAACAGATGGAACTGAAAGAACAGTAGGTAGTGGGGATTCTAATTTTTATAAAGATAGTACGTCTTTAATTTCAGTTACTTGGTATGATGGCGATGACGACCAAACTTATAACACAACAGTGGGTGCTTTATCGTCTTGGACTTCAAATCATCGTTTAAGAGGAATAAGTTATTTAGCTTTAAAGTTTAAATGGAATCAAGATGCTTTTAGTGGATTGCCTAATGTTCACGCACTTTTAAAAGGTCGTAAAGTTTATGATCCTAATTTAGATGGAACTAAAACAGGTGGTTCAGGTTCTCATAGAGAAGATACAGCTTCAACTTGGGCGTGGTCTGATAATCCTGTGCTTTGTACTTTAGACTATATGCGTAATACAAGATTTGGAATGGGAATTGCTAATAGTTATTTTGATGATAATTATGCTGATTGGCAAACAGCCGCAGATGTATGCGATGTTGATGTGACTCCATATACTTCTGCTAGTGCTATTGATTTAATGGATATGAATGGGGTAGTGGACACTAAACAGAAGTGCATTGATATTTTAAAAATGATGATTAATGGTTTTCGTGGTTATCTTAATTATGCGAATGGTCAATACAAAGTTATTTCAGAATCAACAGGTAGTGCTTCAATTAGTTTAACTGAAGATAATATTATTGGTGGTTTAAAAGTATCAAGTATGGATAGAAACTCCAGATATAATAGAGTTATAGTTACTTTTATTAATCCTGATAAGAACTACCAATCGGATCAAGCACAATGGCCACCTTTAGATGATTCTGGTTTAACAAGTGCGGATAGACACGCTACAATGAAAACTGCTGATGGTGGGTTTTTACAGGAAGGTCGTTTTGACTATCCAACTATTACAAATTCATATCAGGCACAAGAGTTAGCAGAAGTAATATGCAGAAGATCAAGAAATAATTTAAACGTAGCTTTAAGATGCGATGCAACAGGTTTAGATTTAATGGTTGGGGAATTGGTAAATGTAACTCACGGAACACCATCATTTTCTGCTAAAACATTTAGAATACAAGGTATGCAAGTTAATGCAGATTTAACTGTTGAATTACAATTAACAGAATATCAAGCTAGTTATTATACATTTGCTACACAAGCACAAGCGGCAACAATACCAGATACTACTTTACCTAATCCATTTTCTGTTGCGGCTCCAGCATCAGTTACATTAACAGATGAATTAATAGAATATTCAGATGGAGTTGTTTTAACAAGATTAAATATTGTGGTAGGAGCAAGTACCGATAAATTTGTTCAATATTATCAAATTGAAACTAAAAAAACTTCTGAAAGTGATTATAAAGTTATCGCAAAAGGATTAGCGTCAGTATTAAATTATCATCAATTAAACGTAGTTGATGGAATAGAATATTCAGTTCGAGTAAAGGCAATCAATAGTTTAGGAGTTTCATCAGGTTATACAACAGCTACAA